AGTACTCTCTAAGGCTCTGTACTGTCCTGTACCCACCCCAATGTCTGAAACTGCCTGTGATTGCTTAGGACGTCACTGATAGTTAACGTCGTTTATGTCTGGGTGCTATGGGGGTGCTGGGCTGGGCTGTGTGTATGGGCTGGGTAGGGCTGGGAGGGTAGTATCTTCCTCTCCGCAACATCGCTGGTCTGTGGGCTGAGGGCTTATGCTGTGGGCTAGTGGGTGCTACGCGGTGCTTCAGGGCTAGGCTGGGGTAGCGGGAGAGATAGACAAAACCATCGTAACCGCCCATGGCACAATCCACGTAGTAGACGGTAAACCCAAGAAGTAACCTTTTATTTTTGCCACAAAGACTACAATTGTAAACTAACATTGACAGGAAACGATGTTTGTCTTACAGTTCTCATATATGGAGAGAATTGAGTTCTCTTTGATATTCATCGCCATGGGTGTCGTATGTCTAGTAGCACTATGTATGTGGTTATGCCCGATGTTTGACAAGCTCAAGATACGGTATCTAAGGAGACGGTATGAGAGATCCATCAAAAAGACTTGAGATCCTAGAAGGGTTTGTAGAGGAGTGTTTAGAGGGTATATCCTCTCTCCCGAATAAACCTGGGAAGAAAGAACTCCTCCAAGTAGCCGTAGCTAAAACCAAGTACATAGGAGTCGCCACGACAGCAATCAAAGAAGCCGGAACCATCAAGAGAAAAGAACTCAAGGGCGACGCAGACGACCTCCGTAAGAAGATCAAAGGAGCCTCCACAATAAAAGAATTACAGGCGATCATTACCGAAATGAAAATAGATGATAAAAGAACCGGTAAACCTCTCACGGCTTAAGACCCTCACAAGAAGGTTCAAGCCTAAAAAGGGCAAGATAACAGACGCCCAAGTAGAGGCTCTATTGCGCGATGTCAAGGGACAGATGCGTAAGATCAACTCCGAGAAGTCCCTCGTTACCTTTATGAAGACTTACGGTGCAGACCACTTCAAAAGCGAGTTCGGTCCCGCACAGTTAGAACTCATCTCAACCCTGGAAACAGTCAATAACACAGGAGCCCGTATCGCCAGGGCTGAACCCAGAGAGTTTGGTAAGACTACTATCGTTAGCTGGGTTATCCTCTACAACATCCTGTACGAGAAGAAGAACTTCATCGTGTACGTCTGCGACTCAAGGGATCAAGCCTCACTCGTTGTCCAGACCATTCAACAAGAACTCGAAGAAAACGATCTCATCATAAGCGACTTCGGAGACATTGTAGGTAAAGACACTTGGGGGAAGTTTGAACTCGTCACCAAGAGCGGAACCCGCGTCATGGCGAGAGGTGCCAAGTCCAGGATGAGAGGTTTGAAGTCCGGCAGACACCGTCCTGATTTAGTTGTAATGGACGACGTAGAGAACGACAAGAACACCATGACCACAGACCTTAGAGATCAACTGTGGAACTGGGTGAGACGAGTTGTACTTAACTTGCCCTCTGTCAACGGAGACGTCGTGATAGTAGGTACGGTCCTTCACTGGGACTCTATCCTTATGCGTATTATCAAAGACGACGCCTGGAACTCAAAAGTGATAAGCGCTATAGACAAAGACGGTAACTCGGCGTGGCCCGATGGATGGCCTCTAGCAAGACTTGAGAAAAAGAAGAACGAGATTGGTTCCGAAGCTTTCTCCCAAGAGTTCCTCAACGATCCCATAGACATTGAATCCCAAGCTTTCAAGCGTACGCATTTACGTACATACAGACTTGCGGATAAAAACTTTGAGAAGAACCACTTTGAAATCTTCCACCACTACCTGACTTGGGACCCCGCCTGGTCAGGTAATAAACGTTCTCACTACACCGCCATGATGGTCATTGCTGTAGACGGAGATAACAACTGGTGGGTCAGAGACATCTACAGGGAACACGCCACAGAGACAGAAGCCATCAATATGTTCTTCCATCTCCAGCAAAAGTACGGGTGCATAAGACAAGGTATGGAGACTGTGTTCAGACAGATATCTTTGAAGGACGCCATGGAAGATGAGATGCGTAAGAGAAATATTTTTTTCGAGATAGAAAAACTCAAATCCAACATCTCAGACAAAGAGAAAAGAATCCGTGGTCTAGTACCAAGGTGGGAGATGGGTACAGTTTACCTTCCAGAAGATCATCCAAAATACAAACATCTTATGGATGAACTCATCCAGTTCCCTAAAGCCAAGACAGACGACATGGTTGATGCGTTAGCTTATCTCCTACAGATCGCCATGCCACCCCCGAGAGCTTCTGAGTTGATGATGGCAGAAACACAGACCGTAGGAATGGTGGTAGACGAAGAAACCGGGTACATCCAAGCAGGAAACTATCAAAACGTCGCGAAAATTCGTGACATGGCGGAGACCTACTAATGGCAGATATGAAAGATCCAGTAGAAGAAGCGGCAAAAGACTTTAGGAACGACGATGAGAAGGCGTTACACAGAGTCTTAGACGACTTCGACCAGTCTTCAGCCACCCGAGAGAACGATTTCGACAAGGATTGGGACCGTTATCACCGTAATTGGCGGGGAAAGATCAAGAAAACAGCCAACTATCCCCTGGTTTCAACGTCGTTTATCCCTATCACACACACTTTTGTAGAGACTATGGTTCCATTCTTCATGGATGCCGTGTTTGATGAGCGTAGATTCATCGTAGGCGTAGGTCAGACGCCTGAAGACGAACAGAATGCTGAGTTAGTGGGTAAATACCAGAACTATCAGTTCACTCAGAGGATCAAGTACGGAGAAAAACTAACTGACACCATCAGAGCCATGCTGATTTACGGTACTTCGTGGCAAAAAGTATTCTTTGATGTCTCTAGCCGTCCTTTCTTCGGCAAAATGTCTGAAGAAGAAGAGGCTAGACGCGAGGGACAGTTCCAAAACGCTGGTGGAAAGAAGCGCAGACTCAAGTACTTCGATGGACCTAACGTAGAGTACGTTTCTCCTTACGATGTATACCCGGACTTCGGCGCTGATGACGTTGACAAGATGAGATTCCTGATGCACGAATACAGAATACCGATGTCGAAACTCAAAGAGATGGAACGCGGCAAAGACGACAAAGTAATACTAAAGAACCTTGATCAAGTCGAAGCGACTCAATTACCAAGAGAGTACACAGACAAATTCATAGGTAGATTAGAGTCTCAGGGCCGTGGTGGTGGAAGATCTAACTCCACTATTGAAATGCTTGATGAAGATCAGAGAAGCGATATGTTAGTTCAAGTTATTGACTGGTGGAGCCCCACTTGGTTGATCCGAGTAGTCAATCGCCAAGTCGTTATCTTCAACGGACCCAACCCACTCCCATTTCAAGGTATTCCCTTTGTTCAGTTCACGGCGACAAGAGAACCAGGATTCCTTTACGGCATAGGGATTCCAGAAATAATTGAAAGTCCACAGAACGTAATCAACGTCCTTCAGAACCAGAAGTTAGACAATGTAAACTTTATATTAAACCCACCCACGAAGGTAAGAAGGACAGCCGCCATCAACACAAAACAACTCGTATCAAGACCTGGTGGATTTATCTTTGTGAACAATCCCGATGATGTCACGGCACACATTATGCAAGACGTTACAGGCACAGCCATGGCGAACATCAACGACATGATTCAACACGCATCCGACGCCAGTGGTGTTTTGGATTTCGTAAGAGGAGCGCAACCAGAAACATCCAGATTCCCAGCTTCAGGAATTTCTCTTTTGCAGAAAGCCTCTGGAAGGAGATTCACGCTTACCGTGAAACAGATCAACCGGTCCATCACTAAAGTTATTGGTATGGCACATGCAATAGACGGAGCGTTCACGACGGGAGAAAGAGTTGCCAGAGTCATTGGTGTAGACGGGACCGTAGAAGAGTACCCCACAGTCAATGGAGCCCTTCTTGGTGAGACTCTTGTGGACTTCTTCCCTCTGGGCAAAGCCTCCAACGGAAACCCAGAAATTCTATTGCAACAGTTGAGTGATCTCGACCAGAGATGGGCAGGAAGACCTCAGTTAGGAGCCAATGGACAAGGTGAGATGATGAGAG